TATTGGAATAATCTACTTATAGCACAACCCTAGAAAGATAAACGCACTTACTTATATCTATTTCTTTTTGCCTGGTCTAACTACACCTGTTACTTTATTACTTCTACCATAAGGTTTTTTGTAAAAGTCTTTATTGAAAGGGGAAACTCTATCTTGTTTATTATTTGGATCATTAGCTTTAAAAACTAAAGACTCCTCTTTAAAACCAGTTTTAACTTGTTTCCAAATATTCTTTAATTTATCTGACATAATTAATGTCTAGCAATATATGTTATTTCTTAAAACGCACATTAATTGCCCTGAGATCTATACTTCTTGTAACTCCGTTTCCTGGACTTATTCATTGAAGATAGTTTAGGTCTTCTTTTTGATTGGGAAGTTTTTTTAAACCTTGCCTTCGTTACGTGTTCTACAAATTCTTTCTTTGCCATTAATTTATATAACTTACTTTTGGAGGATCTACAAATTTATTAGAACGTGATAACGAACTTAAAAAACACCTCTGTTGCTTGTATGACTCCACTAGTCATCTAACGATGGGTGTTTTTGCCCCCACCCCTCGAAACTCGAGGTGTGGACAAAGAGTCGGTAGTACCGACACTTTTTTTAAGAGAGGTCGATACTTATCTTAATATCGCCTGTTACATTATGTGCCACCTTGTCAGGTGCTCTTAACCCTACTCTATCGAGTATGTCCCTACTTGCTTCAAGTTGAACATACTCACTCCTAGCTCCGCTAGAGAGATCGATAAGTCTCTTACTCGCACTTACTGCACCAAGTCCTAGAGTATTAGCAATACACTTGCTCATATAACTCTGTACCTTTGGTAAACGTAGTGTGCGAGAAGCACTTACTCTCGCTGAATCTTTACTGACTTCTGTTGAATATCCAGCTGTTTTAGCAGCTTCCGTTATACTACACCCAGTTGATACGATGGTATCTACCAGTGCTTTCTGTTTATCTGTTAGGTCGTCTTTAAGCATCTCGTTATTATATTCTGCCCCTTCTTAACTATGCGTCATAAATTGACGTGTCAAGCATTATATTAGTACTTTAGTGTCTTGTGCTACGCACAATACCACATATGGTAGGCACATCCTGCACTCATCAAGTATTTAAAATAACCACAAGTGGTGCACTCCCTCTGGTCGTTTATTTTAAAGTACTTATTCGTTTAGGATTAGTACCTTCTTATGTCTGCCTTTGGCAGAAATAATAGCTGTCTAGGTTAGGAACCTACGGTTCCTCGACAGTGGGCAAACTAGCGTTGCCCACGGTTCTCACCTTCCTTGGTCTTGCTTTCGTCAGATGTTAAATAATTAACAAGATTAAACGCCCCCACAGGGGGCTTTATTTAACACTGACCTCGGCAAGACCTGTCAAGAACCTACGGTTCTTAACGATCTCCCTTGGAACAATAACATTAGGATCTGAATAAGGAGTTGCCACAGGCAACACTCTGTTACCCCATACAAGATTTATAATCGTGAGCTGTAGCTTGAAATAAAAGATATCTCCCTGGGGTCGATCTCTTTTATACAGCTCTACGATTTTAACCATTACGATACTCATAATCGCAGGAACCTACGGTTCCTCTTGCCTTTGGCAATTCACCTCCTTGATAGGGGCGATTATTGCGTTTCTCATTATCTCTATGGGGCCCCCACACACACGGGATGTTCTCGCTTGTATGCACGAGTTTGCCTCAATGAACATGCTCGTGAACGAGGAAAAGTGGTCGCACACAAGGTGCAACAACTTTTCGCATGTAATCATTGAGCTTTGCCTCGTGATGACTGCTCGACTAATCCCATGAGTGTTAAATGATATGGGTTAATTAAAGGAGTAAGTATGTACTTTTTAAGATGTAAGAGTAAAGAAACATTCGATCCAGTTCATAAATATCACTTTGATATGAATTGTGTTAAGTGTAAATCAGAGCATAAAGTTTCAGTTAAAGGTTCTGATTTATTTCAATTCAATCAAGGAAAATATATCCAAGATGCTTTTTCTTATATTTCTCAAGGTTTAAGAGAAATGATGATGAGTGGTATCTGTGATAAATGTTTCCAAGACATGTTTCCTGAAGAAGATGCATGGGAATGTGAAATTGATTTTGGAGGTACTCATGAACATTAATGATTTACTTGATTACTATTTAATTGCAAAAGATAGTAAAAATATCAAGAGAGTTGAAGAACTAGCAGTGAAAAGAGATGAGGCTGTTAGTAAGGGTGATGTTAGTGAGTTAGCTAACATTGACTCTGAGTTAAGTAATATGGAAGGATCTTTATGATAAATAAATGGATAGCAATATTGAAAATATTGGTAGTTGCTGTTTTAATTATCGTAGGCTTCTATACAGGTATGTTAATTGCAATAATATTATCGCCGATTTTAATTGGTGGTTTTTGTTGGTTAACATATAAAATTAATAATGAAACGAAAGGAAAACAAATATGAGTGCTGAAACTTATAGAGATGATCCAGATTCAAGAATAACTAACATGGAAATGGTGTTAGATGAATCTGAGAGTAATATGATAGCTGGAGTTCAAACAGCTATTAGTAGTCTTATTACGCCATTTATTGAGTGTAAAGATTGGTCAAAAATTGCAGAATGGAATTTTGATAGTATCTATGGTGCTTTTTATAGACATTGTGAAATGTGCAATGCATCATTTGATAAGACTATTGAGGCAACTAAAAAGGCTACAAGTGAAGATGTAGGAACTGAGATTTCTGCTAATGATCTTGAAAGGTTGTTGTTTAGAAACAAAGCCCAAAGACTTAATATTCGTAGAGCTGAAGTAATTGTAGATACTTTAGCAAAAGAATATAAGAAAGTTTTTGGAAAGGACTATGTTCCTAAACCAAATAGAAAATCTGCTACTGACAAAGACAAAGTTAGTACAGCGAATAAACAATTCCTTAAAGATCAACTAAAAGAACAGTTGGTTGGTTAGTTTATTAAATTAAGCCCTCGTAGTAATTATTACTATGGGGGCTTTTTTTATCGTGTTTAGAATTATTCTAAAAAAACAAAGGGGCAAAAACACTAGCTCGGTCGCCAACTTTGGTTGGCTCCCTCGCTTGGGGTTGCTGCCGAATGGCATTTAATTATGAAAGGAAAATATTATGGAAGATGAATATTTTGATCCAATGAGTCATGATTTGGATGAATACCATAATGATTTAGCAGAAGAATTTGCTGAAGAATTAGGTGAATAAGTAAAAACATTGTTGGATTTGGGATCAGCGCGATAAAGGAATCTGGATAAGTAGCGATGGTAGAAATACTTGGAACCGCGCCAGGGCTGATCCCTGATCCTATTCTGTGGATGATTGCGCATACACCCCACTCAGTAGGATCTGGAATTAGTGGTGAGTTTAATATGTTGGAGATTCTAGACCTCATATTTTACTCACCCTAATGTATTCACAATGTGCAGTGATAATAACAATCAATAAGTGTAACTTAAAAAGGAGAAAGAAATGTTAAAAACGATACAAAATTGGTTAATGAATGTTGCAGCTAAATGGATTTGGATTGCAATCATGTTTCCAATAAGAATAATTCTAGGATTATTGTATGCAATAGCTAGAAATATGCCTGAAAAGGTAGAACTTCCTTATGAAATTAAACGTAAGGACAATCATATAGTTAATTAATGACACCGACAACATTTATAATTTTGATGCTATCATTTATGATGGTAGTATTAATTAGAATATGGTTCGAAGATAACAAAAAGGAAAATCAAATGGCAAATAGTTCAGATGAATTATTCACACAAAAAATAGAAAAATTGCAGGATGATTATGGAGCTTGTAAAATTAACAGTAAAGAATTTACTGAAGGATTAAATCTATTAGGTATTTATACTGCAGAAGAAGTTGAAGGATATATGGAAGATGCCGAAATTGCTAGATATGAATTTAAATTAGATGGTGTTAAACCAACTACAACAGTAGATGATGTAGTAATGCCATTTCCTGAATTACCAAAAGTGAAGTAATGTATTGTATCATATGGAAAATAGAAGATAAATGGGAATTATTTACTACTGAAGTATGGATGCAAGAAGAAGAAGCTCTTGATTATGGTAAGCGTAATAAATTTAAAAAGAAAATAGAATGGAAAGTTGCTGATGCTACCGAATGGTTCTGAAACTGAAGTAAAGAAATGTACGAATTGCAATCACGAATGTCATTGTAATGAAGAACACATAGATGAATATTTAGATATATGTCCATGTGATAATTGTAACTGTCAAATAAAAAAGGAAAAAGATGTCAAATAGTAAAATATATAAAACTAGTGATCTTGCTCAATTTAAATATAGAAATGGTAATAGATCTATACATGAACCATGGGTGAGAAAATTAGCAGAGTTTATTAAAGAAAAAGATCTACAAATACCTATCATAGTAGATGAATATATGAAGGTACAAGATGGCCAACATAGATTAGAAGCATATAAACTATGTGGTTTTCCAATAAGTTATATCATTAAAGATCAATTTGCTCTTGAAGATGTAAGAGCATTAAATGCTAATACTAAAAAATGGACTCTAACTGATTATTTAATGAGTCATGTTAAATTAGGTAATAAAGAATATAAATTATTAGAATGGTTTGTTAAAACATATGATATGCCTATTCTTTGGTCAGTTGCTATGTTAAATGGCAAAGGTTTCTTTGATAGTAGAATTACAAGAGCATTTAAAGATGGTGAGTTTATTATTAAAGATTTAGAATGGGGAAAAACTCAAGCAAGAAGATTAGCTTGGATAGGTGAATATTTTCAATATCATAAAAAGAGAAACTTTATTGCTGCAATATTAGCAGTATTTAAAAATAAAACTTTTGATTGGAAAATCTTTGAAAAGAGATTAAAAAATAATTCTTCTAAATTAAAAAATCAAGGTAGTAGAAATGATTTTATAGTAAACATTGAAAGAATTTATAATACAGGAACAGCTGATAAGAATAAAATTAGGTTGGAACTGTATGATTATAAAAGGTAACTGTCAAAACCCCACGTTGCGTGGGGCTTGACTCGATATGAAAGAAAGAAAGAGGTCTTTATGAACTTAGCAGTTAACACAGAGATGCCGAAAAATCTACTCACAATAGATGAAAGTGCGTATTTTGATGTAGAGAAAAAACAATTAAAATATGAATCAGATGTATATGGTAATGCTGAAAACATGGAAGAAGCATATACTGATGTAAATAGATATGCTTTAGTAAGAAAAGATAATGGTAAATTACTTGGTATTCATACAGATGATTACATTGTAAGACCGTATGCTGAACTAGCAGAAAAGGTCAATGAAGTTATTATTGAAGCTGTACCTGATTACGAAAAATATACTATTACACCTAAAGACCAAGTACTTGAAGGTGGTAGAAAATTTATTCGTACAATTAACTTTTGGGATGATGCTATTGATTTAAATAACTATAAGGATGGTGGATTTCATATCAAAGGTACTGAAGAAAAAATCATACCACAATTAAGAATCTACTCATCTATGGATGGTAGATGGGGGCAACAAATCATGTGGTCTTCCGTTTATGTAGTTTGTTTAAATGGAATGGTAAGACCTGATTGGACATTTGTTGTCTATAATAAACACAACGATAAACGAGATATATCTTTCACTATGAATGATTTTAGAATGGGTGTTACAGCTCATCAAGAATTAGGTGAAGATCTATTTAAAATGATGCAAAGAAAGGTAACTAATAATGCAGTCACTCACTTATTTAGGAAAACTTTGGCAAGCCGTAAAACAAAGCTTGATATTGATGACAACAGTATGCTTGTCCTTAAGCATTTGGATAGTTTATGGAATAACTATTGTAGCAAATACGGTTTTACAGTTTTTGCGATTTACCAAACAGCTACTGACTGGGCAACCAACCCAATCACTAGAGGAGCAGTTCACAACGTATCAAGAAAAAGAGAAAAACAAGTCGCAGAAATGATGAGATCTAATTATTGGGAGGAGTTATATGGATAGTATCGATAAAAAAATAAATAAATCAGCTAATGATAATTTAGATGGTTTGGAAAGTAGTTTAAATCACATGGATATTATAGATCTTGAGGAATTTCAAATTGAAGCAAAAGACATGATTGATGATTGTTCTAAAGAAGAAATTAAAAAAGTTCTTCAATTACTTATTAAAATAGCAAGAAAATCTTTAGGAGAAGAAAATGACTGAAAAATCCAAACAAGATAGCCCATTAGCAAAACAAATGTTTAGTGTTGCAGACTCTTATGCTGCAATATCAAGAATAGGCAATTTATATGGTAGATTAAATATGCTTATGGATATGAAATCACATCTAGCTGATGAAGAAATAAAAATAAGAAAACAAATAAAAGAAAGTGAATTAAAATGACCATTAGACAATTAATTAATATAATGAAAGTAATGGGCAGAACGATACCGTGTGATATGGAGGAACAGTTAAACTTCACATATCATTCCGAAAGTAAAGGGGAATTAATTAAAATAGGAGATATGGATTTAATACATTTAATTAGAGCATTTAATAAAAGAAATCCTATGTCGTCTAAATTTTTAGAAAATTTTGTAGATCAATTTATTGATAAATCTACTAAACGATTGAATAATATGGAGAAAAAACAAAATGGATATTGAAAAAGATTTATTATATTTAGCACAAACCGATGAACCTTATGCAGAAAAGGATGCTTTATTAGATTTTCAAATTGATAATTTAAAAAATGTTAAAGGTTCTTGGATAGGTGCAACTGCTGCCGAAAAACCTAAAATTTCTATGGGTTTATTAACAGAACAATTTTATTCTACTAGAAGTTATTTTACTGAAATTAGTAAAATTAAAGAATTAAGAAAAGAAGTTAATACTATGAAAAATAAAAGAGCTACTGCTATATTAAAAATAGATGTTTGGAGAACTCTTGAAGCTTCTAGAAGAAAAGGAAATATTCAATGACACAAAGAGTAAATTGTATAGATACAAGATATGTTGCTAACAGAGTCAAAGACATGGAAACAATAAAAGACGAAAAAAAATTAAGAAAAATGATTACAGAATTTAAAGAAGAATTAGTATATAATGTGGGTATTGATACCATTCGTGAGTACAATAATGAACCTGAATGACAATTCCTACAAATAATAATCCTTTATTAAAAACTGTTAAAACCGTATATAATTTATTAACTGATAGAGAACAGGCAATATATCAAGCTGGTTATAGTGCTGGTATGAAATCAAATGAAAAACCTTTTAAATTTGTTCCTGATGTAACACCTATTAATAGTGCTGATATATTTCAAAAAATAAAATTTAAAGTTTGTAGTTATTTTAAAATATCACAAGAAGAATTATTTGCTAAAGCTAGAAATCAGTATTTAGTGATACCGAGATCTATAGCAATTAATTTAACTAGAGAATTAAGTGGATTTTCATATCCACAAATAGCTGTAATTACAGACAGAGATCATACAAGTTTAATTTACCATGTAAGTTTAAGAATTAATAAAAAAGGTATATGGAAAATACCTAATAATCATGCAGTATATAATTTATTAAAAAAGGAATTAATGAATGAAAAAGAGTAAGAACGAATATAATTTTAAAATTGGACAGCATCTTAAACGAAAAAGAAAACAATCTAAACTCACACAACAAAATCTTGCTGATGTATTGGGAGTGAGTTTTCAACAGGTACAAAAATTTGAGAATGGAACTAATAGGATATTTGCACATCAGTTATTTCAAATATGTGATAAATTTGATTGGAATATCAACGAATTTAAGGCATCGGAGTAATTCGTGTCAGTCCTTAATAGCTAGAGTAGAAACCTAATGTCTAGACGCACTAGCGACCTATTGTTGCGTTGTGAAAGCGAGAGTGGAAGCAACGCACAATAGTTGATTTTACTCCATAAATCAGTATATCTTAACAATGAGTGATTTGTTTAATAGGATATATTATGACTAGTTTAGCATTAGGTAAAATATTCCATAATACCGTAATACCTCAATTTGTGGTTGCAAGAAAATCTAAAGGTATATCACAACTAGAAATGGATGAAGTTTTGGGTGTTGCCAAAGGTTTAGTTTCTAAATGGGAATGTGGAATAAGAAAACCTAGTGGTTGGCTATTCTGCTGTTGGGCAGATGCTCTTGATATGAAAATAACATTAACCCCAAAGAAGATGCTAAATGATAAATCCTGATTATGAAGAAAAGGGTACACTAACAAATGATCCAATTGTAAATAAAGTTGTCGATATAATTTTAAAACGACATATGCAAGGTATGGAAAAGTTTGGTAAAACAATGGAATCTAATGACAGACCGTTAGACCAATGGATAGAAGAAACTATTGAAGAAATGATAGATGCTATTCATTATCTAGTGAAATCTAGAACGATAACGGATAAGTTTAAAGCTAAAGAGAAAGAGTTAGACGCCATGTTAGCTAAATTTAAAGAAGGAACATTTGTTAATGAAGAATCTACTAAAAAGTCTGAAGAAAAAATCTAACATAGATTATTCAGCTCCACATAATAGGCAAATGCTTTTTCGAATGAGATTGCTTAAATTTTATAAGCAAATTGAATTTGATGAAGATGTTTATAATAAAACTGCTAGTGAGATATTAAATGGTACATTGCCATATAAATATGTAAATAAAATAGAAAAGTTGAGGTTAAAACATGAGAAAGAAAAAAAAGAAAGATGGGAAAAACTTAAGAAAGACAAAGCAACAAATATGGGAATCAAAGTTAGAGAAGTTGTTGCTAACGCATTTAAAAAAACAACCTAAACATTATTGGAAAGTTGGAGGTACGATTTGAAGAAAGATTTTGATAGAAAGCAAGGTATTGGTGGATCTGATGCAACAAGACTATATGAAGGTGACTGGCATCAATTATGGTCAGAAAAAATAGGTGATAGTGTCTATCCTGATTTAAGTGATGTGTTACCAGTACAAATGGGAATACATACTGAATCATTTAATATAAGTTGGTTTGAAAAATTAACTAAATTAAAGGTGGATGGTAAACAAGAAACATTCTTTCATCCAAAATATAAATATATGTATGCTCATGTTGATGGATTAATATTAGATGAAGATAAAGCTATATTAGAATGTAAACATACTAATGCTTTTAGTAATCCGAAAAAGGTATCTGATAAATATAAAGCACAATTACAACATTATTTAATGGTATGTAATTATCCTAAAGTGTATTTATCAGTATTTTTTGGAAATTTGAAACATGAGATTATTGAAGTTACTGAAGATAAAAAGTTTCAAGATAAACTAGAAAATGCAGAAATATTATTTTGGCATTTTGTAACTAGCAAGAAAGAACCACCACAATATATTGATTTTGATAACTTTAACACAAAGGAGATGAATGGTAAAACAATCATACCCATTGTCACCAGGAAGTAAGGAAGGTGGAACTTCTCTGGAAGCTGCAGAGTTAATAACAGCTGGAGCTGAAACTATAAGAAAAAAAGTTTTTGATGTTATAGTTAACAAAGGAAATTTTGGTGCTACTGCAGATGAGGTTGCTGAATTATTAGCTTTGAGTCCTTTTACTGTAAGACCTAGAGTAACAGAGTTGTTTAAGCTAGGTAAAATAGAAAGAAAAGATAGAAGAAAAAACTCAAGTGGTGCTATGGCTTATGTGTATAAAGTCAGTAAAGACCATATAATTAATCAATACACAGAAAAAGGAATATGAAATGAGAACAGGTGATACAAAAAACTATTACATTTGGGATAAAGCGAAAGCTACAGATCCTGCGTGGACAAAACCTTTTCCAAAGTTTGGGAAAACATTAACAACAATTGATCCAATGTCGCAAGTAATGTGTATGACAGGATTATTTGGGCCAGTAGGTAAAGGTTGGAGATTTAAAAATACTTATACATATACAGATCAAAATGTATTTGCAGAAGTAATTATTCAATGGAAAGACAATGATACTTGGTATGGCTATGGGCCAATTTCAAGTGTTTGTGCATTATATAAGAAAAATGGTAGTCTTGATGATGAAGCTCCAAAGAAAGCAACAACAGATGCTTTGACTAAAGGATTTAGTTATCTAGGTCTTAATGCAGATGTGTTTCTAGGTATGTTTGATAATAATAAATATATTTCAGAAATGAAAACAAAATTCAGTACTAATGGATCGGCTGAAAGCAATGTTAAAATAATAGATCCTACAAAGTTAAGGAAAGATAAAGATGATAAATAAAGTAATACTAGTTGGTAGATTGGGTGCTGATCCTGAAGTTAAACAAACTAAAAAGGGCGACACTATGGCTAATCTATCTTTAGCAACTAACAAGAAGTTTAAAGAAGATGAAAAAACTACTTGGCACAAAGTTGTAGTATTTGATCCTCGTATCGCAGATACAATGGGTAAATATGCCAAAAAAGGTACTATGTTATATGTAGAAGGTGAAATTGAAACTAGATCTTATGATGATTCTGGTGGTAATAAAAGATATGTAACTGAAGTAGTTGTACCTAGATATTCTGGTGTAATCAAAATGGTTTCACCAAAGAGTAATGGGGGAACACCTACTGAAGCTATTGCTCCAGAATCACCACAAGCAAGTGGAGATTATAAAGGTCAGTTTTAAAGAATTTGTAGACACCATGGTAAACCCTACAAGTAGTGTTACTCGTAAGAGTGGCTCCTCGCATGGGGGGTTGCCTCGCAAGAGGATTTCCCCCATGCTTTAAAAATGCTTCACATACAATCGAAAAACTGATATTAGAATAAGGATTGTAACTTAATATACACGTGAGGTTCATGGTTAAACCTCTTAACAAAGAAAGG